CTGCTGACCAGATCACGCGTTTCCGTATCGGCTTTAACTTCCCGGCTCATGGACGTTTCACGAATGGCCTGATCGGTCTGGCGTTCCCAGTCTCCCGCCTGTGTTACCCGCTGTGATACTTCCGCGCGCTGCTGCTGCAGCTGTTCGCCCGGCTTCACGTCCGGCAGGCTGGTCCCGCCCGGCATGGTCTGGCGCACAAACGGCTTGTCCGGGCGTCCGCCGGTAAAACCGACCTCAACGAGCGTACCCTCTGGCGGAAACTGAAACATGCCGGAATCATTACCGGCCATCGGAACGGGCAGCGGCACAGCAGGATAAACCGGCGTACTGCCGTCCGGGTTGCCGTCAGCGTCCAGCAGCTGCAGATCGACGGCATAGCGCGGCCTGAAGGGGTCAGCAAAGTTTCCGCTTTTAACCGCCTCAGTCGGGGCAACAACGCGCGCCATTTTGGGCAGGTGCAGGCCGCTGGCCAGCTCCGGGTAATGGCTTTCAACCTGCCGCTGTACCGGTGTTTTTTGTAGCGGCTGGCCGGTGATACGGTTTCGCGGCGTCCAGGTTATTGTCATGGTGTCGCCGCTCAGCTGCACCTTTGTCACGCGCTGGCCGTTCACCTCTACGCCCGGACGCAGTGACTGGATCACAGGTACGGTCATCGTATTGCCACCGGCAGTGGACTGGCTGAACTCCGGCGGAATGTCCACCGGCTTACCGGCAAACAGCGCCTTTTCAGCGCCGCCCAGATACATGCTGCCATCGGGCAGCTGATACCAGAGGTAATCGGCAATCCCGAAGGCGCGCCCCAGACTGGCCAGCAGCTGAAATCCTGTGCCGCTGTGCGTGAAGTGCGGGATCGGCCTGTCGCTGTAAGCTGCCTGCGGCACGGTAACGGTCAGGCCGCTGTGTTCTTCCAGCCAGGCGGCAATCTGGCGCAGCGTCGGGTGCTGAAATGCGCATGGCCAGGTGCGATCAAATACGCCGCACAGCTCACGGATGAAAAGGCGCTGATAGCCGGTTTCCGAAGGCTGCGAGCGCTCCACGTATCCGGTAAACCAGCGCAGCAGCCGGTCAGGGTAGCCGGTATCAATTCGGACCACTTTGCCGGTGTAATCAGTGCTGGTCTTTGCCGTGATGAAGCCACGGCCACAGCTGCTAAGCTCCAGCACCAGAGCGGCATCAGTCAGATGCACTTCGTCAGTTGACAGGTAAAGTCGGGTTACAGGTTTCATCGCTATTCCAGTGCGTCGTTTACCGGCTTAAGCACTTTCCGCTCAAACCACGTCATTTGTTCGTCGCTCTCGCCTGCGGCCTGCGGTCCGCCTTTGCCGCCGCCGGTCTGTTTGGTGGCCGTGGTTTTGCCGCTTGCGCGCGCTTCGCGCTTTTCCTGAACGCTTACATGCTCCGTCAGGGTGAACGTTATCAGCCAGGCCATTTTTCCTTCCTGCTGCGGAGCATCCACATTGCCGGTGAAAGTCGCCTCGCGAAAACTCACCGCGCGCGCCACCTCATGCGCCACGCGGTATTTTTGCCGCTGGCCGCTGGCGTCAGTTGCTGAAGCCAGCTCAAAAATACGCTTCAGCAGGGCAGCATCACTGAAGCCGATTTCGCCGCTGATCCTCAGCTCTTTTCCCTTGATGCCCTGCTCTGCCTTAGCCGTTGAACTGGTCTGCCCGGACTGGTCTTTGTCCTGAAAAGCCATTGATACGGTAATGGTTTCTTTTCCTGTTGAAACGCCAGCGGCCCCAGCCCCTTGAACATTTCAACCATGCAATTCAGACGCTGCAGGCCGCGCTTAATCTGGTGTAACTCGTGGTCAGTGAACTGGCCCCACGAATAACGACAATGACGCGCCTTTAAGCCTGCGGCGTGCAGAATAATTCCGCGCTGATGTTCGCTAAGCCGCTCCCAGATGCTGTATGCCTGTGTGCTATGGCCAGAAACCATCTGGCGCAGCACCCCCAGCCATTTTTCATCGTTTGCATTCATGCTTTGCCTCATGATTTTTACGGGTAAAAGCAGGATTCCAGCGCTGCCCGTTTGGCAGCTGGATGGTGCCGTGGCCATACGCAGGCAGCTGCTTCGATGGCGACTGGCGCTTTAGCAGATTCACGAATACGAACATGTTCACCTCACGCAACGATGCCCGGCATTGAGGCGCTTACTACATCAACGGCAGCAGCCAACACCGGCACGGTTTGAAAACGACTTTCAACGGAATAGACGAGCAGAGACAGGCTGCGGATAGCATCACTGGCTCTGTTAAGAATCTGATTGCGGCGTGCAACGGTCATCTTCTCCGTTGAAACCGCTTCCCCAGCGATTACCCCGACACTGGCCACAGCAGTTAAAGCGCAAAACTGCATGTTTTCAGGTCTGGCGTTGTTGACCGGCACAGAAGGCTGGCAATTAATCTGACGCAGAAAACCATCAAGAATGGTTGGGTCTTCAGTGAGATCAATGATCGCCAGCAGTTCAGGTAAAGTAAGTTGGTGCGACTGGTCGGGATTCAGCTTGTTGCGCAATGTGGCCGGTTGCATACCTACTTTTTTAGCCAGTTCTGTGACGTTGTGTGCCAACGAAAATTGGCGGCAGGCATCATCAAGATAGTTTCGTACTGAAACTTTATAATCGTACATGATTCGCACCCTACGAATTGATAGCGTGGTATTACGCGTTAAACGAAACGTTGCATTCGCTTAATGCCATGACGGTCAGAGCAGCCATGTTGACTTCAACCAAGCCTTTTTTTTGAGCACCTTTTGGCTTAATTGGTAGCTTTCCGTAGGAGATAAGGTTTTCAGCAGTGCTTCTAGACATGCCAGTACGGCGGCAGTATTCGTCTAAAGGGATGTAAGGATCGGGGATCACGATTGTAATGTTCGGGCGCATAATGCAAACTCCATTCGTTTGGGGACACGCCAATGTCCACCAGTATCAACCAATATTCGTTTAAATCGACAACTCGGAGTGACTCTAATTCGACTTAATCGAAATATCAACATAAATTTCGACATAGACGAAAGATAATAATCAGATGAGTAAATTCCCTTATGAACAGATAGGGCACAGCAGCGCGGTACTAGAACGCATTGTTGAGGCCTACGGATTTACCTCGAAATTGCAGCTTGCTGAACATTTTCAAATGGCTGCCAGCAGCCTCTCGGCTAGGTTTAAGAGGGGTATTTTTCCTGCGGACATGGTGATTAGATGTGTCGCGGAGACTGGAGCAGGGCTTGAGTGGCTTTCTACAGGAAATGGTAAGAAGTTTGACGACGAAGAGTTAGACGTTCTGAAATTGCCACGTAGTAAAATCGTAGACGGCCAAATGTATGAAGCCGGATTTTACCTTCTTGATAAAGTGTCATTTTTACCAGGAAAATCGATTCCTCAAGACGCGATATGCGTAATTGATTCATCCACTCAATACATAGTTGATCGTCAATTTTCTGAAATTTATGACGATGAATGGTTGGTCGAGATTGAAGGGAAAGTTAGCATTAGAACATTGACTCGAATACCTGTTAAGAAAGTTCGCATTAGTGGCGTGGGTATGGCTTTTGATTGCTCTATAGAAGATATAAACGTACTGGGACGTATTACGCTTACAATAAAATAACAAGGAACATCCAAATGTTAAACTACAAAACAGCAACTAAAGAAGATTTAAAAACAGAAATGAAAAGGCTTGCGTCTGTAGTTTCCGATGCACCTTTTGGAACCAAAAAAGAGTTCTATCACTTGCCTGAAATACTTGGAGTTGATGAAACTCCTCTAGCTATTGCCAGTGGAATGATGGACAACAACACCTGGTTAATTACTTTGACCAATAAGCGTGTGATTTTCTTAGATAAAGGAATGCTTTACGGAGTGAAACAAGTAGATATCAACTTGAATAACATCGTAAGTGTTGGTGGTAAAACCGGCCTACTGCTTGGTGAAATCATGATTTCGACTAGCGGCCAGAATTACACCATCAAAAATGTTATGAAAGGTTCAGTCATCCCCTTCACTAATTTAGTAAACGAAACTCGCAATAATCAGAACCAGTCACAAAAGCCAGAACAGCAACAATCAAAAACATCATTATCGTTTGATGAACAAATGGCGAAGATCGAACGCCTAGCCGACATGAAAGAAGATGGAATTCTCACAGA